ATGGTCGTCTTTTGCCTGTAAGGGCTACTTGCGTTGACTCTGGCGGTCATTTTACGAATGCGGTATACTCTTACTGTAAAAAGAACTATGCTCGAAGGGTTTTTGCGATAAAAGGTGTTGGTGGTGAAGGTAAAGCTATTGTTGGCCGACCATCAAAGAACAATATTGGCAAATGCCTGCTGTTTCCTGTTGGTGTGAACACAGCAAAAGATTTATTGTTTGCTAGAATGCGAATTAAGGATGAAGGTGCTGGTTATATACACTTTCACGATGACTTACATGACGAATATTTCCGCCAATTAACGGCTGAAAAGATTGTTACTAAGTTCGTTCGTGGATACAAGCAGCGCATATTCCAAAAGATAAGGCCAAGAAACGAAGCATTAGATTGCTTTGTTTATGCACTGGCAGCATACGCGATACTAAATATTGACGTTAATAGTTTAGCTGACAAACGCGGTAGTGAAGTTGTTAAGCCTAAAGACGTTAAGCAGACTAAAAGGCAAGAACCCTTTGTTCCTAACGTAGGCAAAGGCTTTGTTAATTCTTGGCGTTAAAGGAAAATTAAATGGCCAATGCTTTTGATGCAGTAAACGCTCCTGAAGGTGAGCCAGAGTCTATAGTAGTTGGTGACTTTGTTCAGTGGAAGCGATCAGACCTTATTGCAGACTATCCCGCCGATTCATACACAGCTACTTACGTTGCCAGAATTACTGGCGGCGGTCAAAATGAAATACAGGTTGTTGGTACAAATCAAACTACTCATTACCTGTTTCAGATAAGTGGAACCTCAAGTGCAGCATTTTCTCCAGGATATTACTTTTATCAGTTAGAGATAAAGCGTAACTCTGACAATGAGAGAATTGTTATATCCAAAGGAAACTTTAATATAACTCCTGACCTAGAAGTTAATCAGGCTGATCCGCGTACTAACTCAAAAATAATGCTAGATAAAATAGAAAGCCTGCTAAATGGTAAGGCTGATTCTGATGTGTCTAGCTATTCTGTTGCAGGAAGATCATTAACAAAGATGACTTTTGCAGAGCTTCAAGATGCTCGCAACTTTTATAAGCAAGAAGTTCTTAACGAACAATCTAAAATTGATGCAAAGAATGGCCGTAAGGGTCATACAACGATTCAAGTGAGGTTTTAAGTGGCAATTTTTGACCTATTTAAGGCCAAGCCCAAAGTTAAGGGCCAGACGTTTAAGAGATCATACCAAGGCGCTAATCAAGGTTATCTTTTCTCTGATTTTAAAGCGTCAGAAAGAAGTGCAGATAGTGAGTTACGACCAGCGATAAGAATACTTCGATCCAGATCTCGTGACTTAGCCAGAAACAATGAATACGTCAAAAGATACCTTGCATTACTTAAAACCAATGTAGTTGGAGAAAAAGGCTTCGGTCTTCAGGTTAAAGCCATTGATAGTATTGGTAAATCAGACAGAGATGGCAATCAGAAGGTTGAGATGTCATTCAGAAGCTGGGGTAAGCTAGGTAATTGTACGGTTGATGGCAAGCATTCTTGGATTGACGCGCAGAAACTAGCGGTTGAAAGCCTAGCTAGAGACGGTGAAGCCTTTATTATTAAGCATAGAGGGTCTTCGTTTAAAGATTCTTTCGCGCTTGAGTTCATTGAACCAGATCAGGTTGATGAGCAAAAGAACGAAAGATTGGCTAACGGTAACGAAATACGCATGGGAGTTGAGCTAAATAAGTTCAAGAAGCCTGTTGCTTATCACGTTTTGAGCTACCATCCTGGCGATTACGACTATACGACTGCCGGTAAAGCGTCTAAGCACATAAGAATCCCTGCTGAACGAGTTATACATCTGTATGACCCCAACAGAGCTGGTCAAACGCGAGGTGAGCCTTGGATCTCTCCAGCTTTGGCATCAATCAAGCAGTTAGGTGCTTTGCGTGAGGCTGCAATTGTAAATGCTCGTATTGGCGCATCAAAGATGGGCTTTTTTACATCTCCCACAGGTGATGGCTTCGTAGCAGACGATCTGGATGGAAATGTTCCTATTATGGAAGCAACTCCAGGCACGTTTCATCAGCTTCCTACTGGCGTTGACTTCAAGGCTTTTGATCCGCAGTACCCAAATAACGAGTTTGAGGGCTTTCACAAGGCTTGCCTTAAGGGAATTGCATCTGCTCTTGGCGTTAGTTATACAAGCTTGTCTAATGATCTTGAAGCTACTAGCTACAGTTCTATTCGTCAGGGCGCTTTAGAAGAGCGAGATCAGTACAGGACTTTACAGAGATTCGTTATAGATCACTTTGTTCGCCCTGTGTTTGACGAGTGGTTAGGGGCTGCAATGGAAATTAACAGCTTTGGTATACCTCTTCGTCAATATGACAGGTTTTCTGATGCTGCTCAGTTCAGAGGTAAGGCTTGGAACTGGGTTGATCCGCAGAAAGAGATGGGTGCTGCGGTAATGGGGCTTAAGAATGGTATTTTGAGTCTACAGGATGTCGCATCTCAGTATGGTAAAGATGTAGAAGAGCTAGTGTCGCAAATTGCTAAAGATCGTGAAGTTGCAGATCAGTTTGGCGTGAGATATGCGCTAGAGCCTTTCGGAGCAACCCTAAACGCAGTAAATCCTGATATAATCGACGATGATGATGCCGAAGTATAAAGGTAAAGAAATAAATACCCGCCCTAATGACACTATGGTCAATGAGGCGAAGCGCGGATTAGAGTGGCGCAAAGAATTTGGTCGCGGAGGTACTGAAGTTGGTGTTGCTAGAGCAAGAGACATTAGCAACCGAAAAGAGCTTTCATTTGACACCGTGAAGAGAATGTATTCGTTCTTCTCTCGTCACGAAGTTGATAAAAAGGCTGAAGGCTTTAGCCCAGGAGAGAAAGGTTATCCATCGGCAGGCCGTATTGCATGGGCTTTATGGGGTGGAAATGCTGGTTTTTCATTTTCGCGTAAAATTGCAAATCAAATTAATGATGATCGAAGTGAAGAGGTTATTGGTATGGACAACGAAGATCTAGAAAATGCAGTTGTCGCTGAAGAGATTGTTGAGAGAGCTGCCGAAGAGGTAGAAGCTGTCGATGAAGATTCAACTGAAGAAGTTGTAGTTGAGGAAGTCGTAGCTGAAGAAGTAATTGACGACCTTCCTGTCGAGCGTAAAGGTGTTGAAGTCAGCCATCGAGCTATGGAACTTGATATGTCTCCTATTGATGAGGAGAAAAGAACCGTACAGATAGCTATTTCTAGTGAAGAGCCTGTTGAGCGTTCATTTGGAACAGAAATTTTAGATCATACTGCTGAATCGATTGATTTATCGTTTTTAGCATCTGGTCGCGCACCATTGCTACTGGATCACGATCCTGAAAAGCAAGTTGGTGTTATAGAATCAGTAACGCTTGATGGGCAGTCGCGTAGACTGCGCGCTCAGGTTCGCTTTGGAAAAGGTGATCTTGCCCGTGAAGCATTCTCTGATGTTGTTGATGGTATTAGAGCTAACATTTCGGTTGGTTATGCTATTAGCAAGATGGAAAAGGATTCACGAAATAGTGACGTTTACCGTGCTAAGTCGTGGAAACCAGTAGAAGCAAGTTTGGTGTCTATTCCTGCCGATATGACAGTTGGTGTTGGGCGTTCGAGCGAAGTTTCACATAAACCCGTAATTAAAACTTCATTTAAAGAGAGAAATACTATGTCAGAAGTTGATATTCAAGCGGTCAAAGCTGAAGCCCAGCAGTCCGCACAACGTAACGCAGCTCAGATTGTTGAGCTGGGATCTCGTCACAACCAAAGTGAAATGGCTCGTAAAGCAATTTACGAAGGCCGTAGCATCGAAGAGTTTCGTGGTGAGTTGTTAGATACAATTGGTTCAAGCCGCGCTCTGGAAGATCAGAATGTTGGTATGGACAAGAAAGAAGTACAGCGTTTCAGTCTGACTCGCGCTGTTCACGCACTTGCTAACCCAACCGATCGCCGCGCTCAAGAAGCTGCTGCGTTTGAGTTTGAGTGTTCACGAGCTGCTGCTGATCAGTACGGTACTACTGCACAAGGTCTGATGCTTCCTGCTGAAGTTCTTCGTACTTGGAAGCGTGACATGAACAGTAGCGATGATGCTGCTATCATTTCTGAAGACTTCCGTGGCGGCGACTTCATTGACGCACTTCGCAACCAGTCTTCTGTTATGCAAGCTGGCGCTCGTATGCTGGGTGGCTTAAGTGGCGATGTTAAGATCCCTAAGAAAACTGCTGCTTCTACTGCTGCTTGGATTGGAACTGAAGGTGGCGATGCTACTCAAACTGAAATGACTGTAGGTCAGGTTTCTTTGGCTCCTAAGACTTTGGGTGCATTCACCGAAGTTACTCGTCAGCTTTTGATTCAGTCTAGTCTTGATGTTGAAGGTCTTATCCGTGACGATCTTACCCGCGCTCTTGCTCTGGCAATTGATAAAGCTGGTTTGGAAGGCACTGGTTCTTCTGGTCAGCCTACTGGTATCTTGTCTACTAGCGGAATCAACTCAACTACTTTTGCGGCTGCTAACCCAACCTATGCTGAAGTTGTTGCGATGGAAACTGCTGTTGCTGAAGATAACGCCCTGCAAGGCAACTTGTCTTACATCTTGCCTGCTTCTATGTACGGTTCGCTGAAGACTACTGAGAAAGCCACTGGCACTGCTCAGTTCGTTGTTGAGCCTGGTGGTAGCATCAACGGCTATAAAGGTATCGTGTCTAACCAGTGTACTGCTGGTAACATGTACTTTGGTAACTTTGATGACCTGCTTATCGGTATGTTTGGTGGTCTAGACCTGACTGTAGATCCATACAGCCTGTCTAAGAGCGGTACTGTTCGTCTGGTTGCTCTGCAATCAGTAGACGCTGCTGTTCGTCACGCTGTAAGCTTTGCTGTCGGCAACGATGGCTAATTAGTTGGGGGGGCTTCGGCCCCTCCTTCTTTACTTATACTTGTTTTTTAAAAGCAAGTATTACTAAAGGAGAATACTATGAAATATGAAGTAATTAGATCGTGTGTCATTCTTGGTGTACCTCACGCTGTTGGCAGTCAGGTTGATCTTGATGATAATTCTGTTATTAACGCTCTCATGGGTATTGGTAGAATATTGCCAGTAGCTGAATCTGCTGTTATTGAAGATAGAAGCATTGCCCTAACTGAATCATCGCCTAAGCCTAAGACAAGAGCTAAGAAAAAGTAATGCCAATTGAATCTGACTTTGATCGCTCTATTGTTCTTGCTGACTTTGGTGAGAAGGTAAGGTATTCGCCTGACGGACTGTCCTCATACGAGATAATGGGGATATTTGATAACGTCTATGAAGCTGTGGACGCTGGTGGATCTGTTCCTTTTGCGATGAGTCAGCCACGATTAACAGTAAAGACTTCCGATGTTACGGGAATCTCTGAAGGTGACACAATACACTTCCGGCAGTCAGATTATGTTATTCGAGTAGTTATGGCAGATGGCACAGGAATGACGGAACTCGTTTTAGAGGCAGCATAATGGCTCACGTTAGAAAGCTACTTAGAGACAGCTTAACTACTGCTGTTACAGGGTTGGCGACTACTGGCAGTAATGTTTACCAGAGTAGAGTCTATCCCTTGGCTGCAAACAAGCTTCCTGGATTGCTTGTGTACAGCAAAGAAGAATCTGTCGAATACTCTACTATGGGTCTTCCACGGATACAGGAAAGAACGGTTAGCTTCACCGTAGAAATGTATGTAAAAGGTGTAAGCGGATACGACAATACATTAGATCAAATCTGCGTGGAAATTGAAGAAGCTTTATATGCCGATATAACCCTTGGCGGTAATGCGGCAAATCTAATGCTGAGAGACTTTTCAGCAGAATTTAATGGGAGTGGTGATCAGCCAGTAGCTTTGGCGACCATAACTGTTGATGTATTGTACAGGGTGAGAGAAAACGATCCTGATACAACAATTTAATGGCGATTATCGCTTACGTTAATTAATGCGCTATGGCGCTTAGAGGTATTTAGAAATGGCAACATATACAGGTAAGAACGGCGCAGTTTACAGCGGAACTACAGCTATCGCCGAAATAAAAGACTGGTCACTTGAGACTACTTCAGAAATGGTAGCTGATACCGTTATGGGTGATTCTTGGGTAACAAACAAGCCGACATTGAAGGCGTGGACTTCTTCTTTCAACGCAATTTGGGATTCTGCTGATGCTGGTCAAGCAACGTTAATTGAAGGTGCAGAAATTACCATTAATGTGTATCCTACTGGTAACACAACTGGCGAAGTAGAGTGGTCTGGTGCTTGCATCATCACATCTGTCAGTAAGTCAGCCTCTTTTGACGGTTTAGTGGAGGCATCTTTCTCAGTAACTGGTAACGGAGCCTTAGCTGCTGGAACCGCACAATAAGGATTACAAATGTCTAATATCATAAACAATGCAATAGCTCACTTTAGCGCAAAGCAGGTTAGGGAGCTTAGAGTCGATGAGTGGGATACTACCCTCTACTCAAAGAACTTGTCTCTCGAAGATAAGGCTAAATGGCACAGCAGAGCAGATGGGGATTCAACTGATTACCTTATTTACGCTGTTATTTTTGGCGTAACTGATGATAAAGGCGATGCAGTTTTTGATATTGGCGATAAAGTTAAACTTCGTCAGAAAGTAGATCCTGAAGTTTTGGGCAAGGTTGCAAGTTTTGTCCTACTTGGAAATGACGACACCGAGGAAACCCGCGAGGGAAACTGACAAATGATCAAGGTGATCCAACAGAATTATACTTAATGTATCATCTTGCGGAACACCTTGGTCAACCCCTCTCGACAATACTTGAAATGACCGTGACGGAGTTTAATCACTGGTTCACATACCTCCGATTAAAGAGAGAAAAATCAGATGGCAGCAAATAAAATAGTCGTAGAAATTGCAGCTAAAGATACGTCTGCCACTGCACTTAACCAATCTAAGAAGAACCTTAAATCTGTTGACCAGCAAACTAGAAGGTTAGAAGATGCTACTCAGCGTCTAATTAAAGAAGTTACGCTTGAAGGTATGGCTATCGGCAAGACTGCTGATGAAATCAGGCTAATGAAGCTAGAGCAGGACGGAGCAACGGCATCTCAAATTGCGGCAGCAAGAGCTGCAATGACAAATCGCAACGAACTAATGAAAACTGGTAAACAATCTGGCGCATTTAATGGTCAGATGCGACTCATGCGTGGTGGATTAGGTCAAGTAGGTCACCAGGTACAGGATGTCGCGGTGCAGCTTCAGATGGGACAAAACGCAATGCTGGTGTTTGGTCAGCAGGGTTCTCAGGTTGCATCTTTGTTTGGTCAGCGAGGCGCTCTGATTGGTGCAATTATTGCAGTTGGTGCTGCTGTTGCAACATACATGATGCCCAACATGAAGAAACTTTCGGACGTTATGAATGACGTAAAGTCTGAAACAGGCGGTTTAATCGACAAGTTTGATACTTTAAGCGACTCCCTAAAGGCTGTGGCGATTAGGCAGGCAGAAAAAAAGCACGAAGCTTTATCCCTTGCTTATGCAAAGCAGAAGGAAGAAATAGATGGGGTTGTAAAGTCAAATAATAATCTTCGTGGACGAAACAAAAGCGCCAAGAAAGATGCAGGCGAATTAACAGTTATGAATCAAGAACTAGCTGATAGCCTAGCTGTTCTTAATCATATGAAGGCGGAACTAACAAAGAAGACGGATGGCGTGACTGACGCTACAGAAAGTTTGCTAGGAAGCTTGACCGATGAGCTAACTACAATGAAGCTTTCCGGTAGGGAATTGGCTATTTATAACGCAGAAAAAGCAGGTGCAGTAGGAGCTAATAAAGATCAAATTGTATCTTTATACGCTCAAATTGAAGCTGAAACTGCGCTGCAAAAAGCTACAGAAGAATCTAGGAAAGAACAAATTAAATCTGCTGAAGCGACGCAGAAAGCATACCGAAAATCATTTGATGATATTGGAAATGGATTCTTGAGTGCAATACAAGGCGGTCAAGATTTCTCTGATGCAATGAGAGCAATGGCCAAAAGTGTTATTGATAGCCTTATCAAAATGCTAGTGCAGAAGTATATTGTTGATGCTGCTTTTGGGGCAGTTACAAGTTTTATTAGTAACACTCAATTTGGTATTAACTCTGCTGCTGGGTATGGATCATCTTTAGGCGGTGCTGACCCATTTAATACTGCCAACTTTGCTGGTGGCGGTTATACAGGCAATGGCAGCAGATCCGGTGGGTTAGACGGTAAAGGCGGTTTTGCTGCAATCCTTCACCCTAGAGAAACTGTTGTGGATCATCACCAGGGACAGTCTCTTGGTGGTGATGGAATTACAATTAATCAGACTATTAATGTCACTACAGGCGTACAGCAGACAGTTCGCGCAGAGATTGCTACACTTATGCCTCAGATCGCTAACGCGGCTAAGGGAGCAGTTGCTGACGCTAGAATGCGCGGTGGCAATTACAGCAAAATGCTAGGAGCATAAAACGTGACGTTATCTTTTCCAACTCGGCAAGACGGTAAGACGCTTGTGAAGAATATGTCAATGCGGCTAAAGCGTAGTGTTGCGGTATCTGAATCACCTTTTAGCTTTGAACAGCAAGCGTATGAGCATCAAGGCGCTAGGTGGGAGTGTGAAGTCACTTTAAAGCCAATGCCCTATGGAGATGCTAAGTCAGTTGAGGCTTTTATTGTTGGCTTGAAGGGCAGATCTGGTACGTTTACTTTTGGCAGCCCTTTGCACACTAGCACTACCACTGCATCTGTTGCCAGCGCAGCTATTCGCGCAGAATCGTTTACGACTACGGCAGGTTCTGGAGCAATTGCAGCAGGCGACTACTTCCAGTTAGGCGATTACCTTTATATGGCCACAGCGGATAAAGCATCAGGCGCTAACGTGTTATCCTTTCAGCCACCTCTAAGGGCTGCTGTCACTACGACCACGGCATTAGACTTCACCTTGCCAAAGAGCCTCTGGCGAT